ACGACGCTTGCCTTCGCTCTTTGGCGCATCGATGATCCTGACCTTCGGATGTGGCGGGCTGATGATCGGGCTGCCGGTATCATTCACCACGATCGCTTCAACCCCCGGATACGTCTGCCAGAGCACTGATGCGACCGCTTGACCAGCTTCCTTACGATGGTTTGGCCCGACTGGAATGACCACACTCGCCAATAGTGGCATGGGTCGCTCCTTTTGGGCCTGTAACGCAGTGTCGAGCGCGCCAACGATCGATCCGTCGTCCTCATAGCGCCATACCTCGCCATCGAATGTCATCGGCCTGCCGGTCATGTCCTCATCCGTAGCGACTGCCGCCCGCGCTCGATCGGTTGCCGCTGCTGCTGCTGTCGCATTCGCTCAGCCGCGATCAGCGCGTCGGTTTCCTCTTGCCTGAGCCGATCCATGTTCTCTTCAGCCGTGCCATGGATGATCGCGCTAAAACTGCTAGTATCACCCCAAGTCAAGCGACAGCCCTTCGCAGTATCCTGTAAACTGCGAATGTCGACCGCGCGTACAATTACCTTACCGTCGTCGGTTGTAAAGGTGCTAAACATAGATGATCCCCCTTCATCACCCCAGAGATAGCGCGCGGCAGCAGTGGGGTTTGTCTGCTCTTCGCCCCGTCGGGCTAGCCGCGCGCTCGACCCAGATTAGACCGGCGATTCGTACGACGGGCCTGCGAACGATGTCGCGCCGCCGTTCTCATAGAACGATGTCCCCGGCTCCCATTCGCGCTCATGCTGGTAGACCGCGTACGTCGCGTCTTCTAGCCTTGCAGCTAAGAATGGCGCGCGGAGTATGATGCGCTTGCGCGTGCGGATCTCGACCTGCTTGCAGAATGAGGTGCCGCCCAGGAAATGAATCGCGTACCGGCCATCGGGGCTGACGCGATACTCATCCTGGGGCCCGAGCTGATTGATGATATCCTGCATGCCGAAGGGCCCGCGATAGTCGAAGTAATCCATGTACAGCAGCTGCCCGCCCAGCGTCGCCGACTTCAGCGGCACAAGATAGATGTCTGACTGGAAATTGCCGCCGCCGATGTTGGCCTCCGCCATGGTGTTATCGATGATCACCGGCACCTTGTCGCCGTCGATCAGCAGAAAGTGCCCGCCGCGCATGTCGTTGCGCATGGCGTTCTGATCGGCCGCCGACGTGTCGATCACGATGCTCGATCCGCCCGGGCTTGCGTTGAAACACCTATAGGTTTCGTACGCGCATGGCCAGATTTGAGTCAGGCTCAGGAAGGCCTGATAGCGCATGACAAACGCAAACTGTACGTCGCTTACCATCAACTGCTCAGCGAGATACGCCTGCGCACGGTACGTCTCAACCATTTTCGTGACGTAGCTGCCAGCGTTGTTTTGCATGACGCCGGCCGGAAACGAAACGATCAGACTGTTGGCAGCCGAGCACGCGATCCCGGTAAAGACATCCTGATACGAGTCGTTGACGATCCGCTCCATGCCGTTGTATTCAAGGTATCCGCCCGAGCTGGCAACCGTGTTGACCGGGCTGTATGTCCAGAAGCCCCGCGCATAGCGCCGGCTAAAGTCGTTTGTGAGCTCGACAACCGCTTTCGTCAGCTTGTTGCGAAACAGGTTGTTGGTGCCGGTTGGGACGATGTTGTTCGCATCACCAAACGGGTTATTGAGCAACCGAAGATCAAGGATCTCACTACGGTTGATCAGTTCGCCCGCGTTGTCGACGCGGATCGGCTTCGTCTTCATCGTGAACTCGCCAAACGGCCATGTCTGATTACAGACCTTCAGATCGCCCGGCGTTGGCACCTCTTCGGTACATGGGGTTGTCGGTTCGGTGCCGCTCGACGCCGTTTGCCCAGTCAGGATCTCGAAGACCGGGTTGAGCAGTTGCGACTTTTGCACATGGCCCATGGCAACCAGCGCCTGCTCTAAGCCCTTCGGGCCGATGTAGGTCGTTGGTACGCCCGGCTCGATCCCAAAGTTGTTAAACAGCGCGTTGTAGCCGTGCGGCGCAATGGCCAGGCCCGAGGTGCCGGAGTCCTTCTCACGCAGCGAAAGCGCTACTGCTGCGTTCACCTGTTGCTGAATGAGCGCATTGAGCTGCGCTTCGCTGACTTCCATGGTCTACTCCTTTGTGCTTGTTTGCTAGCCTTCTCGAAAAATTAATTTATACGCCGCGATCTCTGCCGGATCGGTTAGTCCCGCCGGAACGTTATTCAACGACTCCTTGATCGTCGCAGCTGCCTGCGGCGTCAGCTGAGTCGCGATCGATTCGCTTGCGCGATAGTAGTTGCGCGCCCCGTTCATGACACTGGTTGGCAGGTCGCCGGTTAGCTCGTCGACCTTTGCCTTGAGTGTCGCAACCTCTTGCGCCTGGGCTGTCGCCTGGGCCTGGGCCGCATCGTCTTTCTGCGCACTGAATCCGCTCAGCGCTGTTTTCAATTCGCCCATGTGGCCGGCCATCTTCTTTTCGATGTCTAAGAGCGGCGTCAGCGCCTCGACAACCGCCTTTGCGATAAGCTGAGCAAAGGCTGCATCGTCCATGCCATCGCCCATGCCGTCGTCAGCCTGATCGGCTTCCATGTCGCCTTCAGCCATGGCTTCCTCTTCCGGCTCGGCTGCCTCTTCTTCCGGCGAGCCCTCGACCGCTGCCGGTGGAAACGCCTTCTGGGCCCCTTCCCAGTTGATACCGGCCGCCGTTCGCATCTCTTTGACCGTTGCCCCGAGGTCGTCGACGCGCGTGATCAGCGCCTGGGCCCAGGCTGGGGCCTCTTTGTACACGACGTTACGGGCCTGAGCCGTATCGTCATCCTTCTGGGCCGTAGCTAGCAAGCTGTCGAGCATAGCCAATGCTTCAGCGTTGCCGGCCGCCTTCTCGCGATACTCCGCGATCTTTTCGGGTGCAAGCACCTTATCCTCCTTTGCGGTTGCGTACCGCGTAAAGTAATTCGCAGCCCGGTTTTGAGGGACTGCCGACCGCTCATAGATCAGAATATGATCGTACACGCCATTGGATGGCTGATCGTCCGTATGAATGAAGCCAGGCGACATCTGATACCCGGCATCGCTCAGCTTCTGGCCCAGGCTCGCCATGGCCTTGTTGCGAAACGTACCGCCCTCGATCAGAAACCGATCGCCTGGGCCCCCTTGCGCCTGAAAATCGCATGCACCCATGACTAACCCCGGCACATGCCAGAACAGCAGCGGGCCGCGCTCTTTCGTCTTATCCCCCAGCGCAACCGCTTCTTTGATCGCGTTGCGGCTGATGATCTCGCGATCTTTGTCTTCGTACGCCGTCGTTGTAATCGCAAGCCAGCGATCCCGGCCGCTATCGTCTTTGTAGATTGTAAAGCCCTTTTGTCGCAGGCCCAGATCGATCGCGTCTTCGGTCGAGGCGCGCATGGCATCGTGCGGCGCGATCCGATCATGGAACAGCGCAAACGTGAGATCCTTCGGGCTGACATCGCTATAATCTTTGCGCTTGCGCACTGGTGGTAATGGCGCCATAGTGATCCCTTGCTAAGTGAACTGCCCCAGTTCACTTATCCAAACATGCCCGCCTGTTGGTCGACCGGCGGGGCTGTCGAGCCCCCGAGCAACTGATCGTAGAGCTCAGCCCGCGTCAGCCGACCGCTATCGCCAAACAGACTTGCTTGCCCAGGCTGGGGCTGCCCCTCGACGATCCGCGCGTAACGCTGTAATAGGCCCCTGACTTCTGTCGGCTTGCGTGCGATGGTATCAAGGTGCACAAGCAAGCGTTCCTGATCCGCGTTGAGCTCGCGATCGAACATGCTCGACTGCCCGAGGTACTTTGCGACGACCTGATGCGCTGGCGTGTTGGCAGTCAGGCTCGGGTTATCCTTGATCCGCGCGTATACATCGACCGTCTTCGCGAAGTCTTCACTGATGTCGAGATGCGGATCGCGCATGCCTGAGCGCGTCAGCGCCGTTGCTCGACTGAAGTCAGGTAGCCCACCGCTGATCCCGTTCTGGACTGTCTTAATATCCGGGTCGAGCGACTCGAGCATCGACTCAGCCATGCGCTCGCCTGCTGCGCCTGGGAAGGCTTTGGTATAGATCGCAGCTTTGGCCCGATACAGCCCCATTTGATTCAATTCGCCATGGCGCGTTAACAGGTTGGCGCGTTCGTTATCCGGTACCGTCGCAAGAAAGTCGTCAATAAACGGCTTGTTCTGCTTATCCCTGAGCGCTCGATCGATGTCGCCCGACTCGCTCACATGCAACTTCAGCATATGCTGATTACTGATCTGCCCGGCGTCGACCTTTGCCTGCTCCAATGGCGACATGCGCAATGTACCGCTGCTGTTGGCTTCTCTGGCAAACGCTGCCGCATCGTGATCGCCTTGCAGCCTGCGAACCAATACCGGATTCTGCATCTTGTCGACTGCTGCCGGGTCGATCCCGGCTGCCTTCGCTTCAGCCTTGATCGCGTCTTTATACGCTGCATACTTATCCGGATGGAGCTCGGCCGCGCGCTGGAGGGCTAGCGTACGCCCGTTGCCGCTCAGCACGTTGCCATGCGCGTCGATGATCGGCGTCCCGGCGTCGATCCGGTGGAAGTCGGTTGTCATTACTTCCGGATTCATGTTCTGGGCAACGTCGGCGATCTGGGCCTGGCTGCTTGCCCTCGACCGATCGCGCGGCTGTAGGCTTGCATCATACTTCGGGTTAATCCCACCGTTGGCAGTATTGCTAGCTTGAATAGATCCCATGTCGACGAGCTCATGGCGCATCGTGTAGGATTGATTCGGGTCGTTGCCGTAGGCCTTTGTTGTTTCGCCAACCGTCTGCCCTGACGCCGGGCCGGCCCCAGCGGCTGGAGTTGCCTTGCGCTCACTTTCGCCCGGCGTGTGTTTTGTCCCAGCGAAGCCCGCTTGCGGTACGCGCTTGCCTTCAGCGTTTTTATTCCAGAGCGTTGCCTGCTGCCCGCCGCCGCCCTTGCCTGCACTGGTACGACTCGCAGCCCCGCCGCCGCCGCCGCCCTTGCCGCCGCCGCCCATGTGCGCAAACATCGCCCGCTGTTGCGCGGTCTGCTCTTTGCGGCGTGCGAGGTAGGATAGCGGTCGAGCATCTTTCTTTGTGGCGTTGAGCCCGGCCGCAGTCAGCACCGGCATGCCGTCGCGATCGATCTTTGCGAGCCCGTTGCGGATCAGCGTGCGCAACTGATCCATGGTCATTTCGCCGCCTTCGCTCATGGTCGTTGCGGCGTCGACGAGATTCTGTGCTAACTTTGGTTTCTCGGGCTCGACCTTTGCGGGGGCTTCGGGTTTCTTGCCGGGGCTGATGCTCGTCGACCCAGCGCCGCCGCCGCCGCCCCCACCTGATGCACCCGCGCGCCCGGATCGTCGCTGTGCGAGCTTCCCAGCGGCACCCTGGGCCGCCTCAGCAGGCCCACCCGATCCGCCCTTGCCGGGCTTTGCGCTTGCGCGCTCTTCGTCGCGCTTCTTCTTTGCGGCTTCCCGCTCAGCCTGGGCCGCGAGCTTCTTCGCAGCTGCTGCCGTACGTGCTACTTCTTGCTCGCCACGTTTGGCAACCTGATCGCGCGCTCGACTGGCAGCATCCTTTGCGCCCTGCACATCGCCACGTTTGGCGGCGTTGAGTAAGACGTTGGCCTGCTCAGACTTGCGCGGCTGGCCATCGGCGCCGATCTCTAACAGTCCCTCTTTCGCAAGGAAGTCGATATCCTGGGGCCTGAGCGGCTTGCCCTGCGCAAATTGATTCAGGTTTGCGAGATGATCACCCAGGTCGGTTTCGTCGCCGACCTTCGTCATGTTCTGAGCCTGCTGCTTTGTGAGCTCGGCCGCGCGCTCGTCGGCATGCTGCTGCCGCTCTGCCGCCCGTTGCTCGTCAGTCTTCGGGGGCTTCTTGGGTTTCGCCCCAGCGCCGCCGGCACCTCGACCCTTCGGGCCCTTCTTGGGTTTCGCCTTTGCGCCGTCGCAAGGGCCATACTTGCCATGCACGTTACACAGGTTGCCACGAATACGCCGCACGCCGGGCGATAACAGTTCGCCCGGTTGCCCAGCCCCAGCCGCTGGGGCCGCTGCCGGGCCCGCTGGGGCTGTCGGCTTCTTTGCAGGTGCACCAACCGGCGTATCACTCGACACAGCCTTCTCGACCTGCATACAGCCGCAGTCGCAGTCTTTGATCTTCTTGTTCTTACGACGGTTGGAGACTCGGCCAACGCCAGGCTGATTAAACAGCGCGTTGTTTCCAGTGGGGGGGATGGCCATGCCCGAGGTGCCGCTATCTTTCTTCTCTGGAAGCACATCAAAGTCAGTCAACTTATCCCAGCGCTTCGCAAAGGGTTGACGTGTGGCATGGGCCCAACGTTGTTGACGACGTGACGCAAACGGCATGGGGTGATTCGCTTATACTTTCGCAGTATATCTATAAGTATAGGCTATATGTCAAGATAGCTCTTTACTAATCTGCCGTTGAATAAGTTGGGCTACCCTACTCCGCCATTTCTTCGCAATGATCGTCGACCATCCTCGGGGCTTCGTCCCAGGATGATGCACGAATCGACGGAAGATGATCGCCCCGCTTGCCCCACCTGACTGCGAGCCGATGAATCCGGGCCGTGTCTTTGCGCTATAGCCACCTTGAAAGCGGAGCATCTTTGCGTTGCGCGGGTAGATGTCGTGCGCGCGCGTTCCGGCGTTGAGCATCAGCCATACCTCGTCTTTGGTACCGACGAGCCGCCCATCCTTCTGGGCCTTGACCGTATAGGTTGGCTGATGATCCCATGTGCTACTGGTACTCTCGAAGTCGATCAGCGCGCCGGCCGCGCCATCGTCGAGCCCGCGATCGATCGCCGCTTGCATCTTGCGTGGGTCGAGCCGGTTGCGCTTCGGTATCTTTGGAACGATCTTGATCATCGGTAGCACCGCCGGATCTTCTTGCGCATCATGCGACCATGGCCATGCTCGACGGGCCATACCGATCGATAGAAGCTGTCGACGACCGGCTGAAGCGCCGCGCGTAACACTTGCGCGATCTCGTCGTTGGCCCAGGCGACATACTCAATCAGTTCTTCGTTTGTCATTAGTAAACCACCTTCGGATCGAATGCCGGCGCTTTGCCCTCGTCAGTTATCCGGCCGTGCAACTGCCGCGCGATCCCCTGGGCCAGCGTCAGCGCCGGATACGGATCGGCCCCAGAGGGCCCGGGCTGCTCATGCATCATGGCATTGAGCATGTCGATCACGGCGTCGGCTTCCGTGTCTTTGGTCTGCCACTCGACGCCGTTATAGCTTGCGGTGATACCGCCGACTTCCATCGTAATCATGGCGTTCTCAGCACATCGTACATGAACATGAAGTAATCCGGATCGTCTTTGGCCAGCTTCAGCGGATCGCTATAGAAGTATTCCAGCCCCATGCTGATGATCTCAGTATCGCCATTCGCATAGCGCTTGCCCATGTACGGGCTGATAAACTTATCAGACTGGGCTGTTTCGCCCGCGCGATAGTTGCTGTTGTTCGTGATCTCTGCCAGCGGTCGAGCATCTTCGCCGGCCGTACGCCGGTCGAGGAATGCCGCCGCGCGGGCCTTGACCTCTGGGTTTCTAAACTCAATATGATGCCCGAGCTCATGCACCGCAACCCGATGCGCGTCGTTGGCTAGCACGATCTGCCCACTATGGAAGACATCGTTACCCCAGTCGACCGCATAGGCCCTGACATCCTTCTCAAGTTTGATCGCAATCGGGCGATTCGCAAGCCCGGTCGTCGAGGTTAAGCGCATCGCGTCGACCATCGCCCCGCCGATCGACTGCCGCTCAGCAGGCGTTATAGCATGATCGAAGCGTAATTCTACATGGCCCGGCTTGTCGACCTGCAATATCTGCCGGCGTAGGTTGTCATCAACTGCCAACGCTTCAGTTGACAACTTTCGTTGCTCGACCGTCATGGCCTTGTAGCGCCGGTCGATCTTTGCTATCGCCTTGTCGAGCTCCTTTACGCGCGCATCGTCGCCGGCTTCTTTGGCTGCAAACCGTTCGCGCGCATGGGCTGTGCGCTGTTCCGCGAGCGCGTCAGCTTCAGCGTAGAGCGCGCGGCGCTTCTCGCGGATCGGCTCTTTCAGTTTCTCGGCTGCATTCTCCGCGTCGAGCACCTTCGCATGCGCGTCTTTGGCTTCTTGACTATGGCCCGCCTGCCGCTGGGCCTGGGCTGGCTTCGGGTCGGCTCGGCCGCGCACGGTTGGCGTGCTGAGCGGCGCGCGTTGAATAGCGTTGGCAACATGGATCTGTAGATGGCGCGGCACCTTGTCAAGATAGTTGTCCTGAGCGTCAGCCAGGCGCTGGAGCTCGGCAGTCGTCGACCGACGTTGCGCCGGGCTCATGTGGCCTGCCTGCTGCTTGATGATATTCTCGATCCGCTGGGCCCGCGCAAGATAGTCGCTTGCGGCATGCGCCGCGATCCTGCTATCCTGAATGCTAGCCCCGCCGGCCCGCGATGCGCTATAGGCTGAGCGCGATGCCACCCGGCGGCCGGTCGACCGGCCATGCGAGCGCTGATCGTGCACCCCCGGCATATGCTTGAGTGTAATCGTCTCATCGCCCCAGGTATCTATCTCGCTATCGTCCCAGCCGTCAAAGTCTTTCTCTATAAAGTTCTGCCGCTTTACCGGATAAGAGCCGACGAGCGCAGGGCATTCGTCGCAGTGATCCTCAGTCCCGCCCATTTCGCGAGTGAGCTCGCCGGTGCCGTCGTCGTTGTCGCGTACGCTGATGCGACATTTGCAGTTCGTAATGCAGGTCTGGTTGCCCGGCAGTAACTCGGGTGGTATAATCCAGTCCCCCCAGCGCTGGCTATAGTACGTCTGCCGCACCGCCCCAGCGTAAAGGCCTGCCCGAGCTGCGATCTGGGCTTCGCTCAGCCCCTCGGCCGCCGCTACGAAGTTTGCGAGGTATTGTCGCTGCACACGTACTAACTGATCGATGTCTTTGCGCTCTGCCCTCGACAGCCCCCGAAACAGCCCCGGGTCGAGTTTAACCCCAGCCCGATCGGCTGTCGCTGCCAGCGCCGCAGCCGTATGGCCCCGCGCAATGATCGCGTCCATCTGTTTGGCCCAGCCGGGCCTGCTGAAGTCCAGCGCCTGAATCGCGTCGAGTGTCAAGGCGTGCAGGTTCGTCGGCGTGTCAGCCATGCGCGCCTCGTCGCTTCGCAGCCTTTTGCTTACACACCGCAATAATGCGCAGTCGCGTTACACGCCGGGCCTGGGCTGCACACACGCGACACTGTTTCGCCGATCCGTGCAACCGCGTAATATCAGCACCGCACTGCTTGCAGGTTCGCTCAGCCATCGCCGCGCGCCTTGCGGGCCCAGTCGAGCGCCGCGCGCCATTCCTGATTGATCAAGTCTGGAGTTGTGTCGACATCTTTAACGACGCCAAACGGCTGATCGCAGAAGGAACAATACAGCGCGTTGGCGGGCGAATGATCGCCGCATGCCTTACACTCTTTCATCTTGTATTCTTTGGCGACTGGGGCTGCCGCCTGGGGCTGTTGGCCGGCTGCTTGCGGCGTGTTGCTCGGCAGCGGCGTAACGACTGGGGATCGGGCCTGGGCCTCACCGCCGATCAGCTTCTCATTGTCGTTAATGTTGCCCGCTTCGGTTGCGTCAGCAGGCAAGAAGGCTTCGTCGAGATCCCCGGCGTCCACTGCCGCGTTGAGCATCTGCATCGGACTGATCGCCCCGGCGTCAACATAGACCTTCAGCTTGTCGGCGCGGGCCTTCTCAGCCTGGGCCTTCATTGTCTGATCGCGCCAGTCTTCGCTATCGCCCATGAAGAACACGGTCGAGCCGGGTAGCGTCGTGTGGGTGAGGGCTAGCTCCCAGTTCTTATCAAAGCCCGCCATGCCCTGCCCCTTGATCCCTTCGTCGCGCACCTGGGCAGCCAGGCCCGTATTCAACCCAGCCGGCGCCGGGTCGAATTCTTCGACATTCATACCGATCGAGTGCGCATAGCGCCGGTACGCATCGGTGCGCTCTTCCTTGACATCGAAGCCGTCAGGTACTTCAGCCAATGGGATCGTGACGACCGTCGGCGTCGCCGCCATTTCGATCATTGGGACGATGGTCGAGCCCTTATACAATACAAAGCCCCGTTGATCTCTGGCATCGTCGCTACTGTTGAGCGCGTCGCGCAACATCTTGTCGGATACGCCGTTGACAAGGTGAATAGCCAGGTTGCGCGTGCCGGTGATCTTCTCCCTGAAGTAGACCTCGACCGCTGCCAGCTTCAGAATGGTTGCCCAGGATCGTGATGCGCTGCACATCCCATAGCCGCGCATCTCGACCCTTGGACTAGGCATATCGGTGATCCGGATCACGTCTTCGGCGTCGAGCAAGTGATAGCCGCCATAGTATGACCAATAGACGATCGGCTTCTGGGGATCGCCGGTCGGATAGCACCGAAGCGCGTCGAGGTGAAACAGTCCGACGATCTTACTGCCCCGCGCGCTCGACGACCGGGCCTTCTCAACGACCATGCCCATGTCAGTCAGCAGGTAGTCTTGCAGGCCCCGCTGCAGCCCGCTGGCATAGCTGCCGTCGTATCCCAGGATCAGTTGCTGAGCCGCCTTGATGCGCCGCGCGCTATCGTCGGAGTCCTCGATCCTGAAGCCCTGGGCAACCTTCTTAGAGATGGCCTTGAAGATGGAGTCGGCCCACATGTTTTCAAACTGGGGAGTCTGGGAGAGCAGCCGATCGCGCCCGATCGAGCCTTGCGGGGGTAAAGAGAATTGACCATACTGCGCAATGCCGGGTATGCCGCTCAGCAGACCCACTGGGCCCATGAGGATCGTGAACGGTGCCGCTGCCGTCGCCGGGATCGCGTCTTGCCGAGTGACGGATCGCTTGCGGGCCGCCTCGACATCAGCGGTCGACATCATATCACTCATGGTCGAGCCTTGTAGCTAAGATACCACATGGCCATGGCGTAGATGGCCAGCACCGCGATCAACAGCATCATACATCATACCTCTGGGCCCAAACGCCGTATCTCAGCGCGTCGAGCGAATGATCGAACGCCTTGACGATCTTGCCGTTGGCGTCGCGCCGATAGCTTGCCATCTCAGCGCGTAGGTTCTTGCACCTGGGATGCACCTTGACGCGGCGCCGGCCGTTGGCATCGGCCGCGATAGCGCGGCGTAGTTCTTTGATACTCTCCTCGACATCCGGCGGGCTGTTGCGGGTATAGATCGCCTCGACGTGCAGCCTGCCCTTTAACTCGGCTGCCGACTTGTCGACAACCGCATAGTCAGGCGCCGGATACGGCAGCTGCGTTATCATCTGTATATGATCGTTGCTCAGCACGCCGGCCCGGTCGTCTTCATAGAAGACGTTGATCGAGCCGTCGTGTCGCAACTGGGCTAGCAGGAACACGCGGGGGTGACTGTCGGCACTCCAATACCCAGTAGCAGGATCACGCTTGCCAACGTAGCCATCGTCAACGAACCATAGCACGCTGCCGCCGCCCTCGACATACTCAGCAGCCTCAGTCACGTTGTCGCTATCGCTCCATACGTCGAAGATCACGCCGGTCGCCTGCACCCATTCGCCGCGATTCAGTCGCGCATCCTCGACGCCAGTCAAGGTGCGCATGGTCGCATCGTAATCCGCCGGGTTGTGCCGGTTATCCTGTCGACCGCTGTAGTATACGTGCGCTTCGCCGCCGACGATCAGCCGATTATAAATCCAGTGCGTTGGCGCGTCAGGGTTACAACTGTACAGGATCTGACGCCAGCGTGCCGCACGGCCGCGCATACGGGCGCGTAGGGCATTGTGGTCTGCTTCCTCTAGTTCGGTCGCCTCTTCGCCCCAGATGATATCCACGCCGCCCCTGGGCCCGATGGACTTCAGTCTTTCGCGCTGCTCTTTGTCCTCAAGCCCCATATAAGCCAGGATCGAGCCGTTGAAGTAGCGAAAGAAGTCTTTCGACTCATACTGCCTGACGCGCGGATCGTCGCCGATCACGGTTTCATTCAGGAACAGCAACGAGCCCTTTGTGAGACTGACGCGAGTCTTGCGCACAAGCAGGGCAAAGGCCCCAGGATACTTCAGGCAATAGCCGTGCAGCTTCTCAGCACCCAGCCGCGACTTGCCGCCGCCGGCCGAGCCGGTCAACAGGATCAGCCCGGTCTTATCGCGCCATGGCTCGACCTGCCACGGCAGCGGATCAAACAGCGTCGCCGGGTTGTGCCGGATCGTCGTCTGGGGCTTCGTCCCAGTCGTCAGGGCTGACAATGGTATACCCCTTGCGCACTTCGATACCGCCGCTATGCTCGACAAACTCTTTCGGCTTGCCGTACTTGCGATCCCACAGCCAGGTCGACGCCTTGATCGAGCTGTCGGCCGCCTGCACACCTTTGCGCTTCGCATTCGCAATCATGTTTTCGACGATCGCGCGCTCGGCCGCTTCATCGAAGAGCTCAGCCAGGATCGACAGCGACGCATCTTCGACAACCTTCTTTGGCCGGCCTGGGCCCCCTGGGTTGCCCTTCTGGTATGGCATAAGTTTAAACTTGAGAAACTACGGCAGGTTGAGCAACGGGCCGGCGATGATCACGACGGCAAGCCCAACGCCAAACAAGAACATGCACAGCCACTGCGGCAGACCAAAGTGAACGGCGATCCACCAGAGCAGAGTCGCAAGGGCTGCCGCAATGATGGCCAATAGAGTAGCAGGGCCAATGGTCATAATAGATACCTCTTCACTAGAAGCCAGGCTGCCACACCAACGAACCACCAGAGCAACACCCAGAGCAGCGCGGCAAGGATACGCCAGTACAGTTTCAAAGCGGCGTCAGCCCGGCCATGTCGACAAAGCCAATGCCGGCCGGCACCCCGTCGAGCTCACACACATGGCCGTTGCTCGGGTCGTCGATCTTGATATGCTGCCCAGGCGCTAGAAAGCCCCAGAGTAGCCCGGTATGGTCGGATCGCTCATAGACTGGCAGTCCCATGACCTGATAGGGTTTCGCAGGCGGTGCCAGTACCTGATCGCGCCATGCAATAAAATCAGCGTGTGGCCAGTCGGTAGGGTCGACCTTGCGCTGATACGGCCCCGGCAGC